TTTAATTATATCATCATAGAGAAAAACAAACACATTTATTTGATTATTTAAATTTAAAAACTCTAATATTGATAAATAATTATTTATTTCATCCATGAATTGTTTTTCAGTAAAGTCAGATCGTTTTATCATATGTGAGTAATAATGATCTTTAAAATATTTTATACTAATTATTACAGGTATTTTTTTGTTAAAACGTTGAAGTACATTTTTAAATGATGATAAAGATTTAAAATAAGCTGGAGTTTTATCAACTAAAAACTGCGATTCTCTAATTTTTTTTTGTACAGGACCTTCTAATGAGCCTTTATTATTAAATAGTAATACATATTTATCATTAAAAGTTAAGTTGTTTTTAAACTGAATATGCTTAGGTAATCCCCAATGATAACCACCTTCGTAAATCCATTTATTAAATGGTTTTGATTCCTCAAAATTTTTGTTTAATAAAATACCTGTTTCAAAACCTGAGAATATTTTTGGATGACTATCCAAAACGTTTTTAACATACGTAGTTCCATTTCTTGTTGGACCAGTTATTATTGCAACTAATTTATCCATATAAACGAAGGACATATTATTATTTTTTCAGAAATAATTACTTTAAATATTTGTAACGATTAATTAAAAAATTGATTTTATTTTATTTTATTTTAAATTATTTAAATTAAAATAAAATGATTGATGAAAATAGACAATGTACTGGTGATCCATGTTTATGGATATGTTTTCCTTGTTTATTTACATGGATGTTATGTGAAAAGGGATTACATTCGTGTTGTATGTGTTTATGTTGTATTACACCAATAGTACAAGAAAGAGTGAACAGTGAAAATTGTGAAGAAATGAAAGAAGAAACAAACTTTGAAGAAATTTAAATAGTTGGTACAAATTCCCATTCTAATTCAGCACATATCTTTTTCCATATTTCATCTTGTTCGATTCGTTTTTCTCTATCTTTCAACATTGGAAAAAAAGGTAGAAACTGACGTTGATCTAATAGTTCACATAATTTATACACGGTATAATAATAATTCAAAAAATTCACTCTATCATCTGGACAATATTTTGCATACGGTGCCTGTATATCCATAAATAAATTACATAATGTTTCTTCTAATTCTTGACTCATAATAGGAGGTTTTATTCCCAATTTATCTTTTATAAATGGAATATGTTCATAATATTTATTATAGCCAAGTTTTTTTAATATTTCTTTTGCTTTTTTATTTGTAAGATGTTTTGTTTCGATTCGTTCCTTTTTAATTTGTAATTTAATATTTTCTAATACCTCACTTGGAATTTGTGTGCTTTCTTTTGCTTGAAACTGAGCTAATATTTCTCTAAAATGATTTATTCGTTTATATGCATAAAAACATACTTCTTTTGGTGGTTCTTTATACGACGGTTTGTCATTTTCAATAATATACTTTGTTGATACTCCACAATTATTACATATAATTACACCTTCATGTTCTGCAGGTATTAGTTCGCCTTTGCGACATTCATTACATATATCACTATTAACAATATAATTATTAATGTCAAAAAAGGTAGTGTCAATATTTGATAAATACTTATTTACTATTGAATTATTTGAATTTTGTACTTGTTCATTTATTTCATCTTCTTCTTTTTTAATTTTAAAAAAAGAATCTAATACACGTGTGTTATTACCTCCTTCAGATATTTTCTTTTTATTTTCAAAATAATCAAAAACATATTTTGAATTATTTAATAAATAATCCTTTTTTTCATTTTTTATTTGTTTGATCTCCTTCTTAAGTTTTTTAATTTCATCTTTTACATCCAGTTTTGTATCTAAATTCGTTTTTGGATCATTTAATTCTTGTTTTAGTTTATTTATTTTATTTTCTAATGTAGGTAACTTACATTCGTCATCATTTAAATTTTGTAATATTTCTTCATGTTTACTATCTAATGTAGTTATGTTTTTTTGATCAATTACAATTTTTTTATTTGTTTTAGGTTTAAATGAAGGCATAACTTTATATATATAAATAATTCTTTTTAAAATACTTATTAAGGTAAAATTAATTTCTTTTAATGTTAATTAATTAAAATGGATAAAAATATTCACATTAATACAAATGAAAACGTAAATATTGATTATATCACACTACAAAAGATGGCATTTTTATTCAATGCTTTAGAAAACGGTTGGACTATAAGAAAAAACAAGGATAAATATATTTTTATAAAAAAACATGAAGGCGAAAAAGAAATAATGTTGGATAGTTATTTACGTAGATTTATCAAAGATAATTTTGATATTAATAAATTTGACTTTAATAGTAATACCAATTAAATTACAAAAATAAAATTTTTTTTTCTTTAGCAATATTATAAAAAATGGGAGGTGGTCTCATGCAATTAGTCGCTTATGGTGCCCAAGATGTATATCTTACCGGCAACCCTCAAATTACTTTCTGGAAAGTTACCTATCGTCGTCATACAAATTTTGCTATGGAATCTATTGAACAAACTTTTAACGGTCAAGCCGATTTCGGTCGCCGTGTTACCTGCACAGTCTCCAGAAATGGTGATCTTGCATACAGAACATATTTACAAGTAACCATGCCTGAAATCAACCAAAACATGAGAAACACTACTGGTGGTGTTTTTGCTCGTTGGTTAGATTACCCTGGTCACCAACTTATTTCTCAAGTAGAAGTTGAAATTGGTGGTCAAAGAATCGATCGTCAATATGGTGATTGGATGCACATCTGGAATCAACTTACTTCTTCCAAAGAACAAGAACGTGGTTATCACGCCATGATTGGTCACACAACTCAACTTACATATATCACTGATCCTATGTTTGCTGCCGTTGATGGTCCTTGTACTTCCAATGCTCCTCGTCAAGTTTGTGCTCCTCGTCAAGCTTTACCTGAAACAACTTTATATATTCCATTCCAATTCTGGTTTTGCCGTAACCCTGGTCTTGCCCTTCCTTTGATTGCTCTTCAATACCACGAAGTTAAAATCAACCTTGATATTCGTCCTATTGATGAATGTTTATGGGCTGTTTCAACTCTTGATTGTACCGATGGTACAGCATCTCCTGCTGCCAAAATTAGCAACCCTAAAGTTACCAGTGCTTATGCTCAATCTTTAGTCGCTGCTTCACTTTACGTTGACTACGTCTTCCTTGATACCGATGAACGTCGTAGAATGGCACAAAACCCTCATGAATACTTAATTGAACAACTTCAATTCACTGGTGATGAATCTGTTGGTTCTTCTTCCAACAAAATCAAATTGAATTTCAATCACCCTTGTAAAGAACTTATCTGGGTTGTCCAACCTGATGAAAACGTTGATTACTGTGCTTCTCTTGAATGTGATCAAACTCTTTTCAAACTCCTTGGTGCACAACCTTTCAACTACACCGATGCCTTAGATGCTCTTCCTCCTGCAATTCACGCTTTCGGTGCTCCTGGTGCTACAAGTGGTACTGATAGTACTAACAAAGGTTCTGAATTCATTGATCTTTCTGGTCTTTTCCAACAAGCTGGTCCTGGTGCATTTAATCTTGGTGCTGCTGCTACTGCTGCTCGTACTGCTACTACTGGTGCTCCAGGTACAGGTACAGCTGAAGATTTCGCCGCCGCTTCTGCTGGTATTAAAGCTCTTAATGCACAATGGGCTTCATTACAATCTGCTACTGACACAGTAGCACAAGCACCTGGTTCCGGTTTCGGTTACCAAGATGCTAAATTCACCTATCAAGGTCAAGGTCCAGAAATTGTTGGTGTATCCGATGCAGGTACATTCGTTCTTTCCGAAACAGCTCATGACATGCACTGTTGGGGTATGAATCCTGTTGTAACTGCCAAATTACAACTTAACGGTCAAGATAGATTCTCTGAACGTGAAGGTACATACTTCGATCTTGTTCAACCTTATCAACACCACACACGTAACCCTGATACCGGTATCAATCTTTACTCCTTTGCTCTTCGTCCTGAAGAACACCAACCTTCCGGTACATGTAACTTCTCCAGAATTGATAACGCTACTCTTCAACTTGTTCTTTCTAACGCCACTGTTGAAGGTACCAAGACCGCCAAAGTACGTGTCTACGCTACCAACTACAATGTCCTCCGTATCATGAGTGGTATGGGTGGTTTGGCTTACTCCAATTAAGCGTATTATCACTTTCTATTTATCGAATTTTATTTCATAATTAAATAATTATATACAAAAATCATATAAATATTTGTATATAACATAATTTATAGAAATTATGGATGATGTTAATGAACTTCATATTGTAAAACACCTATTAGAAGAAGAAATTAATTTCTTAGATAAATATTATTTCTATGCCGAAATCTTTAAAAGAAACAAAAATTATCTTGAAAATGATGATAAATTTTTATTATTGAATGAATATTATCAACATTTACCACAAGCATCATCTATTATTAATAAACGCAAAGATTTATTAACACGTATAAATTTAGAAATAGAAAAAAACTGCAATCATGTCTGGGAAACAGATTTAATTGATATTGATCCAGATAAATCAATGACAATTCATTACTGTACAAAATGCGAAAAAAATTTATAAAAATATATTATTTTTACACCTTTGAACATTTAAAACGCTGATAATTCAACAATAGATTTTTTTCAATTTTTATACCAAACAAGAGACTTAATGAAATCATCAAGGGCATCTGCAAACGTTTCTTTTATCTTATCCACATCTTCCTGAGTCAATCCATCTTCTGAATCTACAAATGCTGCAACAATAGCCTTCTTCATCTCTGCGTTTTTCATTAATTTCATTTTATTTATTTGTTGTTCTTGTTTTTCTGTAATTTGTACTGAACCACAGTGCATCACGATAGACCCCTTGCGTGAAGGAGGCCAACTTATATGTTGTTTAATTGGTGCTGGACTAGAACTTCTACTTCTAGAACCTCTTGCATAATGTTTAGTATTTTTATAACTACTATAGCTATAGAAACCGTCCCAATCCTCTTTACCCATTTTGTTTATGTATTTTAGGTTAGATAAATTAGATCAATTTTATATAATATTATATGATAAGCGTTTTAAATGTTCAAAGGTGTAAAAAATTTATAAAAAATTCATTTTACTAAGGTTAATATTTCTTACATTTTTAAACTGTAATTGCAAAGAAGTTTGATTTAAATTTGTAGGATTATCAAATAGCTTAAATTTATTTTCAGAAAATTGTGGTATATATTTTTTAGAAATATATATTGCATCACCCCATCCATGTTTAGTCATTTGTGTTATCATACGCTGAAAATTGTTTTCAAGTAAAAAAGAATCCAATTCGTTTATTAATGCACATTTACTATATAACTCTTTTTCATTTACTTCAAGATATAAAACATCTACATGACGAAGACTATTTATTCCACCTTTTAGTGCTAATAATTCTGCTCCTTGAATATCTAAATTCCAAAAATTAAGTATTATATTATTAATGTTATTAATATTAAAAAATGTGTCTATAGTTTGCGTTTTCATATTAACTTTACTTATATAATGTATATCTGGATGTTCTGACATATGCATTCCAAGTTCTAATATACTTGATGATTGTACATTGTTAGAAATATTAAAATCAATATTATCATTATCCGAATCAGTTATTAATAGATTATATATATTTGGAATACCTCTTATCTTTGCCTGTTCTACTTTTTTTTCTATTGCTTCTATCCAGTATACATTGTCTCTATTAATTTTTAAAAATCTTTCATAAAAATACAATTCTTCACAATCATGAGCCCCAATATGAAATACTCCATTGATTTTGATTTTATATTTTTCCAATAGTTCTATTATTTTTGCTGGTTGAATTAACATATAATAATAATTATATATTTATATTTTAAATCTTAATAATTTCAATTATAAATAACTTAATACTTCTTTGTCTCCGTCAAAAATTTTTAAATTTAATATGTCTTCACAATTACAAAATTTAATATTATCATGAACTTTTATCTCTATTTTGTCCTCATCCAATATTTTTCCAACAAAAAATCTACATAAATATTTTCCGTAAAAAGCATTATATATTTCTTTTTCTATTTGTATGTTTAAATTTAATTCTTCCATCCATTCTCTATGTAAACACTCTTCAATTGTTTCATTTTTTTCTAATTGACCACCTGGAAATTCCCATATTCCTGCATATGGGCTACCTTCAGGCCTTAATCCCATTAATATTTTATTTTCACTATTATACATAACACCACAAGCAACTTCTTTATAAGACATAATATATTATATGAATTAATCTATATTTAATATATTTTTGTATTAAATATAAATTACCATGGACAACACCATTTACATCTGTTATTTCTATGTTTCTTAAAATATTCTATAATTTCTCCTTGTTTATGATCACATCTTAAACAAATAATACAAATATTATTTTCAATACAAAGATCACATACGTTTTTTTTACAAATAACACAAGTAGTAATATTACAACACCGATTACAAAAAGCACAACTTTTAGATTCAACTTGTTTTAAAGGTAAAGGTTTTATTGCTGTTCTTCTTTCAGATAAACGAGGATTTACTGTGCAATCTTCAATATCTTCAGGATATATACTTGTATTACGATTCATATATATTAATATAATATATTATTTATATGTTTTCATAACAAATGCATAATCAAATGATAATTCATGTAAATACATAGAATCGTCATCATATAGGAGTTTAAAAAATAATGTAAATCATTCTTTGTATTTATTGTATATTTCCATCATACGCTTATCCTTCATATCCTGTTCCTTTTTTTTATTTTCTTTCCGTAAAATTAACATATCATTTTCATATTTATGCATTTTATGAATTCGTTCTATTGTATTTTCATATCTTTGTGAAGGTTTTAATTTACTTTGTTCTATCTTATACATGTCAATATCTTTATAGTGTTGATCAATCATTATTTTGTGTAATTGTGGATCAATATTTGTTAAATCTAAATCCATAATTCCTTTATAACCTGGTATAATGTTATTCATTATCTTATATAAAATTATATAAAAATTATTAATAATATCAATTTTATATTAAATTATAGATGATAATACGTATCTTCAATTTTGTAATAAGGATCCATAAATATATCAATAAATTCTTTACACCACGGAATATTATTGTAATCATCTGCAGTAATAGAATCATTACAATAAATGCTCAATTTATTCCAATACACATTACTTTTTATCATTTCTGGTTCTGAATATGGAATAGATTCAATAATATTTTTTTTCAAATTATGTTTTAGACGAATAAATCGTTCTTCTTGACAATCTTTTGGAATAATATCATACAAGTCATTTATTACGGCAACAATGTTTCTCATCGTTGTATTTAAAAAAATATGTAATAGTAAAACAAAATCAATTTTTTTTAGTTTTTAAAATAACTTACATACAATTAAATATGTAAGATAAAATAGATTTTTTTATTTATTCATTTTATAAATAATGAATTGTGAAAATTTTGATTTTAATATTAGATATTTAATAGCTATTTACAATAATTATTCAATTATTCAAAAATTAAATAACAATCAATATAAAAGTTATCCAAAAATAAAAAACAAAAATATTACAGATCATGTTAATAAAATTTATAAAATAGAAAATACAAATTTAAAGGATAAAGTTATTTTTATTCATATACCAAAAACAGCAGGTATTTCAATTAGTGAAAATCTTGATAATAAAAGACGTTTAGATTTAAATTTATATGCAGTTCATGGACATGAATTAGCAAAAAATATAGTTACATCAGAACATAA